TTATTTATACAGACCAGCAAGCCTGACCGTTAGTACGTTTACGTTAACAATGACCAGCGTAAGTGGCACATTTACTACTTCGGACACTATCACTGGATCGTCCAGCGCACAGTCTACAACGGTTAATGCGGTGCCATCCTCTACAACGTTGACAGTAAAGATACCTGCGGGGGATTTTACGGTAGGAGAAACCTTAACGGGTAGCTCTAGCGGAGCAACGGGAACCTTGTCTTCTATTGGAAGCGACACAACCGAATCATGGCTTAGTGAAAACGCAGAAGTGGCTTTACTTTATGGTAGCTTGATGGAAGCCTACGTGTTTATGAAGGGCGAACAAGACTTGCAGGTTTTGTATGAAAAACGTTTTGGTGAAGCGATTATGGGTCTTAAAATGCTTGGTGAGGCTAAAGAAGTTACTGATGAGTACCGTACAGGTCAGATCGTGAGGGCCAAGCAATGAACAGCATGTCTTTTGGAGAGTTCAAGGTTGACGTTCAAACAACCAATAATCGTGGTGCCACTCCTGAAGAGGTGGCGCACCGTTGTGTTGGAAAGATTGTTGCTTTTTCGGAAGACGCTCATCCCGCGTTGAGAGATCAAGCGATAGCCTACAGGGATAGTATTGAAAAGCTGTTAGTCATCTATATGAAACAGGCTATCCAAAGTGACCGTACTACGGTATATAATGCGATTAAAGAAGCGGGGCATCCCACGTTAGCCGAATATATAAGGAAAATGTAAATGGCGTTCTCAGGCAACTTCATGTGTACATCTTTTAAAAAAGAATTGATGACAGGCACACACAATTTCACCGCAGCAAGCGACCAGTTTAAAATGGCTTTGTACACAAACAGCGCCAGCTTTACCGCAGCAACCACTGCTTACACCAGTAGCAACGAAGTTACAGGAACAAATTACACTGCGAAGGGTAACTTCCTAACAAGCGTAACGCCAACAACTAGCGGCACAACGGCGCTTACAGACTTTGCTGACGAGGTGTTTTCCAACGTAACAATCTCTTCTGTAAGAGGTGGGTTGATCTATAACGAAGCGGCTAGTGGCGACCCGTCTGTGGTTGTTTTAGACTTTGGGGCGGATAAGGGCGCAAGCTCTGGTGACTTTACTATTGTTTTTCCTACAGCGGACGCAAGTAACGCAATTATACGGATAGCATAACATGGCAGTTGTTCTTGGAAATCGTGCAAAAATGTCCACCAGTACCACGGGTACTGGAACGATTACCTTGGGCAGCGCCCTGTCAGGGTATCAGACCTTTGCACAAGCTGGCATAACTAATGGTCAGACGGTCAGGTACGCGATAGAAGACGGCACTAACTTTGAGATAGGAAGCGGTGTTTACACCTCTAGCGGCACAACGCTTACCCGTTCTGTTACGGAAAGCTCTAATTCTGACAGTGCTATTAGTCTTAGCGGCAGTGCCGAGGTGTTTATCACTGCGTCTGCGGCGGACATATTTGTTAATGATGGGGCTACCTCGTTAACTACGACAGGTGTTATTACGGGTGGCACGGTAGAGGCAACCAGTGACACGGCTGCGGGTGACAATGCCGCTATGGGCTATACCAGTGCCGAAGGTTTAATTCTGACGGGTCAAGGCAGCACTAATGACATAACCATTAAGAACGATGCGGACACTGCGGTGATTTCTATACCGACAGGCGGCACGAACGTTGATTTTGCTGGCAGTATTGATGTTGCAAATGTCGGCATTTCAACGGGTGTTATTGATTTAAAGAACAGCGGATCACAGTCTGTTGTTAAGTTCTATTGCGAGTCAAGCAACGCGCATTATGCTGAGATAAAAGCTCCCGCTCACGGATCGTTTAGCGGGGACGTAACGCTTACACTTCCCGCGACTACAGACACAATCGCAGGTATTGCCGCAACGCAAACGTTTACAAACAAGACGCTTACTGCACCCAAGATTGCTGACGGCGGGTTTATTGCGGACGCTAATGGCAATGAGTTGGTTGTGTTCCAAACAACAGGCTCTGCGGTCAATCAACTAGAGATTACAAACAACGCTAGTGGCAGCAATCCCATTCTTGCCGCTACAGGCGGTGACACAAATATAGGCATAGCTCTGACCCCCAAGGGTACAGGCGAGATTGTAATTGCTGCGGGTAATTTAAACTACGGCGGCACGGCTATTACGGCAACGGGCGCAGACATAAACCTAATAGACGGCATAACAAATGGGACTGTGATAGCAAGTAAAGCTATTATAACTGACTCAGATAAAGACATTTCAGGTGGTAGAAATATTACCATTTCTGGTGAGCTTGATGCGGCAACAGGAGATTTTTCTGGCGCGGTAGATATTGCAGGGGATTTAACTCTGTCTGCGGGTGCCGATGGCGCATTGACATTTGGCGCAGCAAGTTCTGTTAAATTTGTAGACAACAACGCAGCAGCTTTGGTTTTTGAAGAAGCCGACAACGCTTACATGACGTTTGTTACAACTAACTCTTCTGAAGCAGTTAAATTTGACAAAGCCTTAGATATTAACGGGGCCGTTCAACTAGATGCTACTTTAACTGTGGGTGTTGATGATACTGGTTATGACGTTAAGTTTTTTGGAGATACTGCCAGTGCTTTTATGCAGTGGGACGCGAGTGCTGATGATTTAATTCTTGGTGGCGCGGCTGGATTGGTATTGCCCAAAGATAAATTAACTATTGACTCAACAGCGGTTACGACCACTGCGGCTGAATTAAATAAACTAGACGGTGCTGGCACCTTAAAACAAGCTGGCAAAGAAAGCATTTATGTCCCTGCAACTGCTATGTATCCCAGCACGACCAATCCATGTTCTGATCTAACGCAAGTCGAGACAACGGCTCTTCGCCCTGATCTTAAAGTGTTGGACTTTGCTGACGGGGCTGATGACTTTGCTCAGTTCAGTGTAGCGTTTCCTAAGAGTTGGAATGAAGGCACAGTGACCTTTCAGCCGTTCTGGACGGTAACAGGGACAAATACAGGCACGGTAGCGTGGCAATTAGCGGGTGTGGCTATAACTAATGATGAATCTATTAACACAGCATTTGGCACTCAGGTAGCAACAACGGCGTTGGCCTTTTCTGGTACGTCAAATGATTTGATGGTAAGTGCAGAAAGTGGCGCAGTAACAATCGCGGGAAGTCCCGCAGCGGCGGATATGTGTTTCTTTCAAATAAACAGGGACATTAGCGCGGATACTCAAACAGGAGATGCTCGGCTATTGGGTGTTAAATTGTTATTTACGACTGATGCAGCGAACGATGCGTAGGGGAAGATATGTCAGGTTTTGGTTATAACGTCTTAGGTTTTGGGGCCAACGCTTCTAGTGCGGCTGGCGGCCCAGTAGACGATGAGTTCAACCGTGTTAGTTTCTTGTCTCATTTTGACGGTGCAAACAACGGTGTGAACAATGTGTTTGATGATGGCTCTACATCTAACCACACAATCACAGCCAACGGCAATGTAACTCAAGGCAGCTTTAATCCATATGGAACTAATTGGGCTGTTGATTTTAGCAAGGATGCTAACCCCCGTTTAAGTTGCGGTAGTAGTTCTGATTTTACGTTTGGAACAGGTGACTTTACGGTTGAGTTCTTTGTATTCTTTTACTCCCTAACAAGTTATCAAACACCTATGTCTGCAGGGTATAGCAACGATAGTGGTGGTATGTTTATCCAGACTGGAAATGGTGATGGTAAGTTTCAGTTTCGCAGTGGTGGCAGTGCTTTAGTGTCAGAAACTACAAGTGATGCTGAAGCTAACAAGTGGTATCATATAGCTTTTTCACGACAAAGTGGCACTCTGCGTGTCTACCGAAACGGTGTTCAAACTGGTACAGCCTCTAATAGCACAAACTTAAATCGTACAGGTAATATTTTAATTGGGTCTGACCAAGATTTCAACATTGATGGCTTACTGTCTAATTTTAGATTGGTAAAAGGCACCTCACTATACAACAGTAATTTCACACCCCCAGCCTCTGCGCTAACTGCCGTAACTAATACAAAGTTACTTACGTTGCAAAGCAACAGGTTCGTTGATAATTCTGCCTCTGGGCATACAGTTACACCTAATACTGGAACAGAAACAATTGGTTCATTTGGCCCATTCCTGACCAGCAGTGTGTATGACGCAGCGGTGAACGGGGCGAGTAGCATAGGCGGTTATGTTGCGGCTGCAACTAGCACGGATTGGCAATTTGGTTCTGGAAATTTTACAGTGGAGTTTTGGACATACCCGTTAGGTACAGGCAGTTGGGTTATTGCCCACGGTGTTGGGGATGTAACAGGTTCTGCTATATCGTGGCAATATGGCTATGGGACGTTTGATTTTTATTATGGTTCATCTTCTGTTCAAATAACTTCACCAACTTTAACCTTAAACAGTTGGCAACATATTGCGGTGGTTAGAAATGGGGCAACGATAACGGTTTATAAAGATGGCGTTGCAACGGGTACAGCTAATATTGGCAGTAATAGTTTGAACACAGGTGGGACTAGCCCGTTTTACGTTGGGGCTTATCCCGGTGCAGCAAGTAGCAATATAAATGGCTACCTGTCTGACGTTAGAGTAGTCAAAGGCACGGCAGTCTACACCTCTGCGTTTACCCCACCAACAGCCCCACTTACAGCAGTCACCAACACCAAGCTTTTACTAAACATGGCAGATGGTCAGGCAATTGACAGTGCTGCACAGAATAATCTGACGTTGTATGGCACAGCTAAAACTAGCACAGCACAATATAAGTTTGGCACTGCGTCTTTGTTGTTAGATGGCAATAGTGATTACGTTGCCATTCCCGCAATAAATCTAACAGGTTCATTTACTTTGGAGTTTTTTGCATACTTAAATGCATGGCCTAATAGTTCAAACTTTGATATGTTTTATGGGCAAGCATCTTCAGTATATATGTGCTTCACCAGCGGCATTAACGGCAGCGGAAGTGATAGGTCTATACAATTGGCTTATGACCCTTCTGGCTATTCGGGCATTACCCAATTTAACGTAAACTCTGCAATGAACTCTGGGGCTTGGCACCACGTTGCAATTACAAAAAATAGTTCAAACGTTCATGTTTGCTACATTGACGGTACAGCGGTGCCTGCAACTAATGCTACGAAGGCGAATACATTTTTTACAACAGGAACTCACTTTATAGGTAGAGGGTATAGCCCAAGTTATCATTACTTTGGGGGCTATATTGACGATTTTAGAATTTCACAATTAGTTCGTTACACCAGCAATTTCACACCACCGACAGCAGCATTCGCAGATAAAGGACAATAGACATGATGATAGCACAGTTAAGTGGTAGTACGATTGTTGCGGTTGGGGATCACACTGCGTTGTTTCCAAACACACGTTTTTACAAAGGTGGTCCAGACTCAACGTGGATGGCTAATCATTCCTGCGTAGATGTAGTAAAATATTTATCTTATGACCATGCCACGCAGAAGAGCGAAGTTGTTACGCCGTATTTGTTAGATGGCAAGGTGTACACGCGCCGTGTTGTGGACATGACGGATAGTGAAAAAACTGCTTATGTTGCAAGTCAAAACGCAGCGGCAGCGCAACGCAATCGTGATGAGCGCAATAGGCGTTTGGCTAATTGTGATTGGGTGGTGACCAAGGCATTAGAGGCTGGTGGTTCTGTACCGTCTGCTTGGTCAACGTATCGCACCGCCCTGCGAGATATTACCACACACGCCAACTGGCCCAACTTGGCAAGTCCTGACATGGAAGGCAATGGGGGCGATTGGCCCACAGAGCCTAGTTAATGTTAGGGTTTGCCCCACTAGCTAACAACTCCATAGCGGGGTTTGGTAATGTTCCTGTAGATACCGCTGTAACGGGCGTGGCAGGAACAGGGGCGGTTGGAACTGTTGCAGTTGGCGCGGTAGTTACGGTTACGGGACCATCTGCGGGAACAGCCTCTGTTGGCACAGTTACTTCAGAGGGTGACGCCAATGCTAATGTGACGGGTCTTTCGGCTACGGGTTCAGTTGGATCAGTTCTTGTTTGGGGTGAAATCACACCCTCGCAAAATCCAAATTTCTCTGCTATAACTCCCTCACAAACACCGTCTTGGACGAATATCGCGGCATAGGATAATGACATGGCTAGTACATATGTAAACGATCTAAGGTTAGAAGAGATTGGTACTGGCGAAGCGTCGGGTACGTGG